TCTTGCACCGTTTCTGTGGGTATTCGTGCCAACATTAAACCACCGACACCAATAATTCCTTTGTTTTTACCCTCTTCAATAACTGGATATTTTGCAGCCACATCACCGTATTCTTCGGCTTTGACTGGTTCCCATCCTTCTCTCATTCTGGAAAAAACATTTGATTTATCATCCTCACCACGAATGGCGGTTCTGATCCATCTATGTTCGTATCCATCTGGAGCTGGGGGAGCATCCAACTTTGCTGGAGGTTGCCAAGGTTTTCTCCTTGAGGTATTTGCACGACTTGTGGTCTCTCGTGAAATTCTGTTTGTAGTAGCCATATTCTTACTCCTTCACATGCTTTGCATATTCTTCTAAAGGAACACCCAATCTTTTTGCTATCGCAATCTGCGATGGAGTCAGTTTGACTGTTCTACTCTTCTTTGCTCCTGACCTTGATGCTGTGTTACCAGCAGAGGCAACTCTAGGAGCATTAGTCTTTCTGTTATCCGAAAACTTATGTGAGAACTCGGATCTAATTCTGTTATCCAGTTCAGTGTAATACTCTTCGGTGTTTGGGTCAAACCCTTCTTGCTCAATTAATGTCTTATGTATGCCAAAAGCTGCATAAGTCATTGTTTGATCTTGACCAAACCACTCGTTGTCTTGTGCCCATTTTTCGGCTCTCGGGTCTGGTTTTGGTTGAGCTTGAGCTTGAGCTTGAGGTTGAGCTTGTGCAGTTTCTTGTCTTTTTGCTTGTTCTTCACGCTCTGCTTTCAACCTTTTTAGATCTGCCTCTTCCATGGCAATTCTAGAAATATTTTGTTGTGCATCGTATAAAGCATCTGCATCACCAGACTCTAACGCTTTTTTATATGCCTCTTTTGCAGCTTGTGCTTGTGCAGTTACTCGTGTATCAAACTCACCAACGTAGTTGTTATCTAACTTATCTAACCTCGCTTTGAGTTCTTCGTTCTGTTTTTTGACAGATTCTGCATAAGAGATTGCAGCTTGTCTCTGTCGCTCTTCTTCCCGAAAACGGTTTGTAAGTTTGCTAATACGTTTCTTAACAGAGTCGGAATATTCAGACAAGTCATCATCATCTGCCACCTGCTCTTGATTCTCGGTTGTGGTTTGGGTATCTCCGACAACTTGATCTTCGGTGGTCGTCCCCTTTTCCTCTTTATCTCCGTCATCTATTACCTCCACTTCTTCAAAAAGTTCTTCTTGTTTTGCGTTTTGCATACATTAGGCTCCGTATGTTTTGATGTCATCGGGATTGACAATGGTTGCAATGACTTCATCGTCATTGATTATTCTAACTTCACCACCCTCTATCTGAAACCGTGATCCAGCGTAACGACCTATGCACACCCAGTCGCCTTCTTTACACCAATCACCGTCAGTTCCAAATTTGTCTACATCCTTATAAGCAAGAGGTCCCATCTTAACAACGTATGCCACAACTGTTGCTCTTGACTCTTTTTCTCTTATGGAATCTGGGACATGAATACCACCTTCAGTCTTTTCTTTACCCATATATGGCATAACTAATATACGCCATCCAGTGGGTTTTGGTACTCTGTCTTTTAAGGATAATGTTTTTGTTGCTTCGTCTGCTTTTTTCTTAGCTTCTCTTTGTCTAAGAACATATTCAGGTACTATCAATGTCATTGTCTATTTTCTCCAGCAGGGTTCTTACTTGTTCTAATGCGTAGGATAGACCCTGTATTTCTCCTACCATTGCTTTATAACTAGCCATATCAGAAGCGTTACCACTAGTTAACGCCATACTAATCTCATTTATCCTATCATTCAAGGACTTTCGATATTTATATAAGAAATCTGTGACTTTCATTAATTAACCAATTCTAAGTGGCACATTAATAGTAATGATATTGTCGTCTAATTTTTGTTTATCTATATCGTATCTAGGACCTATTTCAGTTGTAACACCTGGATTTTTAGTCACACCTCTAAAAAAATCTTGAATTTGAGGACCTGCAAAATAATTAAGTCCTTGTGATATAGCTCGTGGACTTAAAAATTGTGAAGCGTCTGCTTGTTTCTCAATAGGAGTTTGAGATGTTGTATACATTCTATCTAAAAAAGTATCCATGGCATCTTTTTGTGTTGGTCTTCCAGCACCTATGCCAGTTATCATAGATTGAAGTTTTGTATCTCTAGCTGTTCCAGGATAATCAAACTTTCCTTTTATATCGAAGCCTCCAGGTATTCTTGTTATTTCTCTGTCTGTAAAAGCTGGAGGACCTTGGAGTGAGCGAGTTGCATCACTAACATTCGTATTTGCCTCTCTTGCCATGTTTGGAGCTATACTAGCTATACCTGCGTTGATTTGACCAATATCATCTGCAAATCTAGATACGTTTGCATCTCTTGTAACATTACCAAAAGCATCAAATGTAGGACTTATTTGAGGAATTGATGTCATAGTTACAGATGCTGGTGCAGAAACAACTGGATCTGTTACACTCATCGTAGCACCTTGTTGTGACATATCTGATATTTGTTGATCGTCTCTAGTGCTCATTAGTCCAGTAAAGTCTTCGTCTTTAAAACCACCCGCGGCATCACCTGTAAGACCAAGAGCTTGTTTTGCATCGTTAAAACTACTCTTAGCAGCGTTCATCATGCTTTGAAAACCTTTACCGATTAGAGCTCCGATGCCAACTGGCTCCATTTCTACTAGAGCTTTTTCTACTGGAGAATAATATTTCCCCTCTATCTGAGGCTCTAAATACGATGGAACTGATAAAGGACTATCTCGTCCAGGATTTAAACCTCTTGATATATCAAGTGCTGCTGCATAGGTAGGATCGTAATTTGTCGTCCCCCTTATGTTAGACCTATTCATCCCAACCATCGGTTGTGCGATATAATTAGCTATTGTTTGTGCTGTTTGGTCATTGCCAAAACCACCAGCCTCCTTACCAATGGCACTGGCAAAATCCATCTCTTGTTTGCTAAAATCGTCTGGACTATACGCCTCGTCAAATCCACCTAAATCGGTAGTGTCTCCTAGTCCAGCTTCGGCAGCAGCAGCAGAGCTTACATCATCAGATAGTCCAATATCAGACAACTAGTATACTCCTTTAAATCCAGTTCCACTTGTAGCGGCTCCCCCACCACGAGCAATGCCACCTAGTTTTTTCTTTATAACACCTCTACCAATCAAGATGTCTTTCATTGTTGTCTTACCATCACCACTTAGATCTGGAAAACCACCACCGTCTTTTTTCTTTATTTTTGGTTTAACGAGTTTTGGCTTCTTTTTTAATATTGAAGGATCTTTTAATAAAGATTGAAATTCTTTACTGTTGACTGCTTTTTGCATGTTCTTCAACAAATTAACACCACCACTGCTTTTACTTGCCACTATTTTTCTTATAGCTTTTTCTGCTTTTTCTGGAGACATCTTACCCGAAGTTGCTGCATTTACTATGTTTCTAAAATTTCCCATCTTTGCTTTGGGAGAGGTTTCTTTTCTTAATTTAGTTATTTTACCATCAGCAGCTTTCATCATTTTTGTTTTTTGCATCGTGTTCTCCAGTATAGTTGATCCACCGTCTTTTCGTTTTTTGCCTTTTTGGACAAGATTCTTTGCCTTATTGTATGATATTCCCATATCATTTGCAAACTGTCTTATTCTTGTCATGCTTTTTGTCTCCTTATACTATTTTTACCAGCTCTTGCAATCTTTACAACTTCGTTCTTTCCCATTACTTTTGCTCGTTGTTCCATGACTGTAAGGATCTGTATCTTTCTCGCAAAAGGCTTGTTGACTCTTTTAACTTTTGCAACCGTTGCTCTTGCGTCTGCGGGCGTGGCAAACTTGATTCTGACGGTGTCTTTTGGATTCTCATCCGTGTATAAACGTCTGTCTGAACCTTTTGGTTTCTTGCCAGTTCCAACTTTAGGATCTTTCTTTTTCATACTCAATTCCCTCTATAGGAGTAGCACACATAGGACATTTATATGTGGTAAGTGTTACAACACCTGCAAAAGGTATTGGTTCTTCTGTTACTGTTTTAGTGTACGCTATCTTATGTATGTAACAAATATCATCTTCCGACACTGCGTCTAATCCCTTCTACATGTTTACGATAAAAATAATTACCTATCTTATTAAAAAATTTAAATAACTCCAAATGTATTCTTGTCATTTCTTTGTATCCGTCTTTTTCATCTTATCATAGCTCCTCATTCCGCCGATTCCGAGCATACCAAACATCAAAGGCATCATTACAGACATATCTGCTTGTGGAATAGTTATACCAAAACCTGCACAAATTGGTGCTACCATGTAATTTATACCTAGGCTGAGTCCTGAAATCCAGCCAATCAAAGGTCTCCAGGACGATTGAAACCAGTTGCCTTTGGCATCTTCTTTCAACACATCTATTTGAGCGAGTGCCAATTCTTGAGCATGTTTTTCAGACATGGTGGCTATATCGTGAGCCAACTTCGCCTTCTGATCTGCATCTGGTATAAACTTATCCAGTAGACCTGTTACTGGACCTATCAGTGCTTGTAACATTATTATCTCCTTTATGTTCGTGACCCATCCAAATACCAAAAACGCCTGTCATAACACCCATGACAACCGATACAAAAGCAGATTGAGAAGCAGTTGGATCTTCAAGTGCCATAAACCATTCGGCACATCTCCATGACATTGCCGTGCTTACGAGCATCATTAGTCTCGGAAGGATCTTCCATTTTAAAAATGTCTCTACAGTCATTGTATTAGTAACTCATTCAACCCAAAACCCTCTAGTAAAATAAGGGTAAAAAACAATAATAAAATTCCACCTGCTATTAGTTTACCAGAAAAATTTGTTGAGCCAATCTTTATCGCAACAAATTCATTACTTAATATTCTTAAAGATAACTCAAAACTATTCTCGTCAATCTTTACGTTTATTGGTTTTTTATCTTCTTGTTTCAATCTTTAATACTCCTCAAACTTTCCATAACTTTGTCAATATCTGGTTCAGTGCCATTCGGATCGTACACACATTTGTACTTTTTTGGACACCATGCTTCAATCAACATGGTAAAAGTTCTGTTACCCCCTTGATAGATACATGCTTTTTTGTTTGTATACTTTGATGTAATTCTCTTTTTAAGTCTACAAGTTGTATATTTAACCGTTTTTTTTTACCTTGCCATATTTTTTGTTGGTTTGTGTAGTCCCTAGGTTTGAATTTGTAACCCTCTGTCATCTGTATGTAGTTCTCTGCTCTTGCTTTTTTCATCCAAACACCAGCAACTAATACGCAAAAACCACCTATAATAGCTACAACTATTAACCAAGTGATAGCTTCACCTATCTGTCTTCGAAGTTGTTGTTGTTTGTAAATTGTCTCTTGACGTTGTTTTCTAATCTGTCCTTCCATCTTCAACAGATCTTCGTATGCTTGTGGGCCATACGTCATATTCAAAAAAATCTTGAGTTCGTACCTTTGTTCCTCAAGTTTCTTCTTGGCTGCATAAGCAGAGAGAGCTGCTTCCTCAATAGACCCAGCTTTGAAAAGTTTACCAAACAACGGAGGATTTTTTGCTTGTTTTTCAGCGTTATCAACATCAGATACAGCTCCCATCCATCTACCGATGTCTCCAGACATTTGTTCTATATCTCTACCAACTGCAAATCCTTTCTTGATTGCGTCAAATGCCTTGGAAGCCACTCCCATGGCTAACGATATAGTTACTGGATCCATCTTTATTTACCTTTTTAAAGAGGCCTGCGTATTTATCCTATAGATATTTACATCATTTCTGTCTTCTGCGATTTGTTCTTGGGTTTTTGTTCTTTGTTGTGCCAATTCATACGCTTGTGCTAGTTTTGCTGAGTCTATTTGAAAGTTCATCATGTCATTCATAGATCTTCTCTGTAAATCAGCAGTGTCATTCTCTAATTCTTTCTCTCTTATCGCCACAAGTGGGTCTGGTTTCTGTGCAGGCTCAATAGCAGGCAAGATTTCTTTCAATATTTCACCAATTTGTTGCGAAATTGCTGCTTCAACAGCTTCTGGTGCAATTTGTGGTGGTTGTTCACCTTTAGCCACTGCTTCTTGTATCATTGTTTGGAAGAATTTGGTCACTTGGTCTCTTGCTAACGCACTGACATGCTCTTGAACATGAGATTGTAGTAATAAAAAGCCTTGTGGGTTGGCTTGTGCCACCATATTTGACAAGAATAAAGCATGTACCACCAAATGTGCCTCGTGATCTTGTTGTGGAAACACTTGAAGTGGTGCACCTTTCATAGAATTAGCGTTTTCTGTCGCGGGATCCACTGGTGCAGGCGGTTGTGGTGGTGGTAAAATGCCATCTATGTTCTTTATGTCAAGTGCATCATACATTCTTCGGTACGCTTCGTACTGATTGTGTATTTGTGGTGCAGCTTGTGCTAATTGTAACTGTGTTTGTGCCAAAGACAGACGTTGTGACATAGAAAAAATGTTAGGATCTGATACTGGAAGTATATCAACACGCCCATCAAAGTCATTTTGCATAACTTGTGGTGCTACGTTACCTACAAAATACGGATAAGGAACTGGATTTTCTGAAAAAATTTCTGCTAACATACGAAATTCTTGTTTTTGTGCATAATGTAAACGCTTGTGTATGCTAGAAATAATCTTTGAACCTTGTTCGATCAAGGCAACTGTAGTTCCAACTGGTGCTTGTGAGTTAACGTCACTGATTTTTGCGTCTGCGACTTGTGCAAAACGTCTACCAGAATCTACAACTACACCTAAAAGTTGAGCCAGTGTCCCAGATGGCTCTTTGTAGGGAAGGGGAATGATAGAGTTTTTCAAATCACCACCTGGAACATCTATATCTCTGAACTCGCCTGGGTTTAAAGGTTCATCGTCATTTCGGATTCTAACACCTCTTGCTTTAAATCCAGCTGGTAAGTTTGATAATGTGCCTGCATCTATCAACTGTCTTAGTATAGATGTAGCTGCACGAGATAAACCTCCTATTGTATGCAGTAAGCCAAAGCCATAGAAACCAAAACCTGGTAAAAATTTGAAGTGAACAAAGTATTGTCTTTTTCTTTTTAACGGATCTTGCTCTCTAAAGTTTCTAACCACTGATAAAACTTTATTTGAACCTTGATCGATGGTGACAATATAAGGGAGCATAATACCCGAAGGCTGCCCTTGACCATCCAAATCTTCAAAGCCTTCCAAGTCCAAGTCAACATGGACTTCAAGTAAGGTGTAACTGTCGTCTGAATAGTTAGGGTGTAATCCTTGAAGATCATCAGTAGTTTCTTGGATGGCTCCTTCATCTTCTCCAGAGTCGTTTGCAGATAATTCAACATCTTTATACACTCCCGCAACTTGTAGTTTACGGATATCATTGTAACTCATTCGTACCATGTGTGTAACTCGTTCTGCTGTTCTAATATCAGAAGCAGAATACGGTACAATTAAATCTTCCGCTGGTACAAATTTAGATACCGCTCTTTGTTTTGTAGGATCAAAGTACACTTTCTTAAAAGTAGAACCAGTAAGTGGTAAGTAAAATAACATTTGATCTGTGTCTTGATCGTATTCTTCCATGACTTCAGTAATCTGATAATTCATGTAATCTTTTACTCTTTGTGCTTGATCTTCTGTTTGTTTAGTAGCAACACCAAGTATTTGTGTTTTTACTGGGCCGCCACTTGGTAACATTTCTTTGTATGCTTGTGACTGAAACTGTGTGGTTGCTTCTGATAACAACGGATGTGTTACACCACTTGCACCCAAGAATGGATCACTTCTGTCTTCGTAGTTTATACCAAGCAAGTTCAATCCTTTAGCAATGGCTTCTTCCCAGTCTGATCTTGACTCTAAGTCTTCTTTTACTTTTGATTGTAAATCAGATGCAATAGATGCCAGTACACCATCTTCTAAAACTTCTGCCAGATTTGCTTCATGGTTGTATGGCTCTGCCACAACTTCCATTTGTTCACCAGTATCAAGCTCAACACCTTCTGGTAACATTGGTGGAGTATCATCTATTTCTATCGCTAGACTATCTGCTTCTGGTTCAACAGTTCCACCAGCTCCGATATCTTTTTCTACCATTGGTGCTATTTGTCTTGGTTCTATTGCCATTAACTTGCCTTTCTAAATTTACTAAGTATACCACCTTTTGCCATTCGTGGTATATTAGAATCAGCTTTTAAAAAAGCCTCATCTACTGTTAAGTCTACTATTCTATGTAGATCATCGTCAATCGCATTTGGTATATCTTGCTTTTTACCCACTCTGGCATTACCTGTTCCTTGTGTTTTAGCTGCAATGACCTCTTTTGCCGTAGTATAACCTTTACCATATTTTTTCAAGGCATTTGTCAAAGGTTCACCAATTGCAAAATCGTATGCTGTTTTTGTATCTAAATCACCATAGATACTTCTTTCAACTTTACCATTAAGACGATTTCTTTGTCCTACATCATCATAGGCATCCATTGATGGAAAAACAACTCTGTCAAAACCTCGTCTTTTTGCTTCTTTAATTACATTATGAACCATTAACTCTGTCATCTGACCATAATCAAGAACTGGTGTGTTTGTTTTAAAAGTCATACCAGAACCAGCTGGAGACTTTTGATGGTCAATTATGTCTTCTAAAGTCTTTTGTAGTTCTCTTGGTAATTTATCTTTTAAGTCATTTAGAATCTTATCTAAGTCTTTTTCTCTGTTAAAATCTTCTAACTGAACCATGCTGTCTTGTTCTATGACTTCTGCGTCAGCTATCTTTCTTTCTAAAAAGTCTTTGTCTTTTTTATATTGCTCTAGTCCTTTTTTTGCTATCGAAGACTCTACGATTGTGGAACTGCGAACAAAGTTGTCTTTAACATAAGTATCAAAAGCATCATTGATTGTTTCTCTTTTTCTTTTGAGTAGTTCCTTATCAAATTCTTTTGCATCCCATAACTTCTTTTTACCTTTGAAAAAATCAAAAAAACTAGTGTTTAAAGGAACATTACTTTTATTGCCTACATCTTTTGGTTTAATTTTCCTAAAAAAATCACGAGAATTTAACACTGGTACTTTTTGAAAGTATTTGCTGTATTCATCATACACTTCGTCTGCAACTTTTGAGAAAGCCTTTGCTATTGGACTTGTGCCTTTTGATTCTTCTAAAGAGTAAAAGATGTCATCTATGCCTCCTTCTCCTTTTGCTTCTAAACCAAAGTCTGTTAAGAGGTCATCAAAAATTTTTCTTCTTTCTGTGTAATACTCATTTGAGTAATACCCAACACCATCTCCACCTTTGTTTACTCCTCTAGATTTTGTTAGAGCCTCGAGTCTGTCTTTTAATTCAATAATATTATCCGACTCAAGAAATTCTGTAACGTCAGGGTCTTTCAAAACTCTGTTGAAAATTTCTGTTTTTATTAAACTAGCCTCTATCTTTCTCTGTCTATCATTCATCAAATACCCTAAAGTTTTTTCTACATTGGCTTTGTCTTTAAAATATCCAGGGTCATTAGCTATTCTTTTTACTTTTATGTAATCGTCATAAGTCACAGTGCTTTTGTTCAGTGTATTAAAAGCACCATCAGGACCAGCTGAACCTGGCGTACCTAACTTACCTTCTTCATACAGTTTTGATAGATCGGCATAATAGTCTCTCATCATATCAATGTCTGATATAATCACTCTTCTTCCATTTTCTGTTAAACCAAAAGGCTGGGTAAACAAGCCTAGTTCATAAGCAACTTCTGGGTTTTTGTCAGTTAAAATTTCAGAAAGAATATCCACATTTCCTTGTTGATCGTATCTTCGTTTACTTGCCTTTTGAACAGCCTCTAAAGTAGCTACTCTGTCCTCAGCCACTGATCCAGTGTTTCTAACCTCTGGAATATCAACAATGTTTGCCATCTCACCTTCACCTAAACCTCTACCATTTGGCATGTGGTTTCCGCCATCATAAGAGCGTTTGTAAAACATCGCGGCTAGAAAGTTAGGCATACCTGCATCGGGATCATTGAAAGTTGGGTCTAAGATATTCCCCAAACTAAAAGCCGCTTCTTCCTGATCCATAATATCTTTAATGATCTTATCTTTAGCGGCAACAAAATCCTCGTAAAGAAGTCTGTCTCTGTTTACTCTTTGCTCTGTGTTAAAAAAAGCTCTTTTTGCATCTTTTGAAGCATTAGCTAAGTCTGTTAAGTCATTCCTAGCTTGTTCTGCAACCTTGGAAGCATCATCTGCATTTTTTTGTAAGATAGCTTTTTCTTCTGCTAAACTTGTAAAACCAGTACCTAACCTCTTATCCTCTTTTACGATCTGTAAAGCATCCATTCTGGTTTTGTTTGTTATGATTTTAGGAACATTGGTTTCAAACTCTGCCAGTCTTCCTTGGTCTAACGCATCGAAAAAACTTGGCATACCTGTAAATCTATCTATTTTACCACTAGATCTAAGTAGTCTATTTAGCTTTTCTAGCTCTGGGGGAGTAAGATCTCCTACATCACCAGTTATATTATCTCCCTTGGTGGCGTTTCGTTTATCAATGAGTCTCTGTATTTCTGCGTTTATTTTTGAATCTTGTGAAACAGCTGTTAAACCTTTTTCACCTGCTTGGTTTGATTGTATCTCATTTATAGAAAGTGTTTTATATCTTTGACCAGTTTGTGGATTTATAGTAGTCATCTCACTGGCTCTTATGTGTCCTTTATAGTTTGGTATTCTGTAACCATGTGTCTTTCCAGGTAATAGTTCTTTCAAAGATGTTGTCTCACCTATAGCTTTAAAATAATCATCAACTTCAGCTATCATCTTATCTACTGTGTTTGCACTTGAGCTATCAGCTTTTTTACCAAGTAACATTTGTTCTCCGTCTCCACCAGAAAACAAAAATGTAAAGTTATCTGTCTTAACCAATCTTTGATTCTGTTCGGAAAAACCACCGCCTCCTCTAGCCATATCTTGAATTTTTAGTTCTTGTATACCAGTGTATGACCATGGATTGTGATTATTATAAGCATCTATCTTGTCTTCTAGTCCCTTCAATTGTTGTTGAAGTTTCACTTTATTAGGATCACCATCAGGTAATGCTCCTAATCTTGTGGTAATATCTCTTATATCCATTGATATCGCTGCTTGATCTGCACCAGAATAAGTGTTCATTGTTATTTGAGGCTTGAATAAACTAGCTAAATTAATGACTTTTTCTTTCGTCATAACCTCATCTGGGTTCAATTCTAGATATCGTATCAAACCAGATTCTACGGCTTCTTTACCTAATCTACTCTGTAATCCACTACCACCAGAATCTTTTAGTCCCTCACCACCAAATTTTTTACCCATATCACCTGTCAACTTATTTTCAAAATAAGCTAATAATTCTGCACCAGTCGGCTTTTTAGTAAAATCTATACCTTTGGTTTCGACCTGACCAGTTTCTTCTAGTATAGGTCTGTTAAGATTATCTTTACCCATAAACTTAACTTTGGGTTTTGTTCTACTAAGTTTGCTTTGCTCGTCACCTATTTTAGTCAACTCGTTCAATAAATTAGAAAACACAGAACCAGTATCATTTAACCTAGCATCTGGATCTGGAATATCCTTTTCAAAGAACGGATCCTCTACTTTTGCTTTTTTTGATTGTCCACCACCCGGGAATCCTTGTGTCATGTAAAGACGTTCAGCCGTTGTCTCTGGTACATCGTCCAATGGATTCAGTTTACCAGTGCCAACTGTCGCTAGTGCATATCCACTGCCACCATTGTCTGGTGGATACTTGTTCATTCTGGCTGCTAATCTTGCAGTTGCTATCGCTTTTGTTAACAATGCTCCAGGAGCAAAGGCTCTACCAGCACTCTCTATTCCCCCTTCGGTATCTTGTCCAAAATTTTCAAACGAAAATTCTGGAAAATCTTTACCCATAAATCTCTTAGCAAGAGCTTCAGAACCAAAACGATCTATTAAACTTTGTATACCTTGAGGAGTCTGTCCATATCTTACATCATAGTAAAGACCAGTTAGGTCGGCGGGTAATCCAAGTATGTCGGCAGTTTCTCCGACAAGTAACCCCTTACCGAATCTTTTTAGATCGTCTAACGTCTTTCCTAAATCTTGTGGCTTCGGACCGCCTGGAAAATATGGTTCTGCCATTATGTAATCCTAGTTGTTCTCTTCTTTTCTGGTAACATGATCTTTGAAAAACGATTGGTTACTGTATAACCACCCGCCTTCTTCTTAAATAAATCTAACTGCTTTGGCTTGAAAGGACCCTTCATTTTAGCAGGACCCTTGGTCGGTGGTACATTTTTCCCTTTCGGTAGTATCACACCATAGTTTTTACCTGGAACTGGTTGTCCTTTTCCAGCTAATTCTCTGTAGGCTCTGATTCTATCTGCTTCGTCTGACATTAATAGACTCCCTTGAACGTCCCACCACGGTTTTTCATTACACCGCCCATGTTGAACTTTTTACCAATATACATTTTACTTCGTATCCCTCTGTCCAAACCTGGTGCACCACCAATCTTTGATAAAGTTCTGACTTTTATCTCACCACCCAAAGGTCCAGTAACCTTCTTTTTCCCAACCTTTTCCAAAGTTTTAGCAGATTTTGCTAGTCTTTTTTCTCCACCTTTTATTTCTTTTGTGACTTTTTCAGTTATCTTACGTTGATTTTGTTTTACTTTGTTCAACGCTTGTCGCTTTTGTTTTAGTTTAGCGGCTCTTTCTCTTGCTTTTTTTGCTTCTTCTTTTTCTTTCTGCTGGTCTGCTTTAAACTTCTCTGCAACTTTAGCAAAGTTATAGGGATCATACATCACCTTTTCTTTGTGCTTCATCCCTTTTTTGCCAGCCATTAGAAAGTACCTTTAAAAGTTCCGCCTCTGTTTTTCATGACACCGCCCATGTTCATACGCTTCAGTACATTCTTTCTTAGACCTTTGAACTCACCACCCATTCTTGGCATCCCTTTTAATTTTTTAGGAACTTCCTGACCTGTCTTTTTTAAATTTTCTGCGTAAGCCTTCTCTGCCTTACTTAACATTGTAGGTACTTTTGCTTTGGGAACATTACCTGCAAGTCTAGCTTTTCCATAATCACCTGCCATTTCTTTATCGCCTCTCAAGAACCCTTTTAGTTCTCTCATGCTAGGCTTGAGATTTCTTGGATTTGGTTGTGATTTCTTTTTGTTTTGCTGGACAGATTTAATTATACTTCTTAATCTTTTTATTTCTTTTTGATCTCCAGTTCTGATTGCTTTATCAAGATCTTTTTGCCTTTGTTGATCCAGTGTTAGTTTTTTATCTTTACTCATTAGTAGTATTCCTTTCTATTTCTTGGATACCAATCCTCTCCTTGGTCTTCTCCGTCCAGTGATATAAAACCACCTTGCCTAAATCGCATGATTGCCATCGTCATACTATCACAATAGTCATCATGTTCTCCATTTGGAAAAGATGCAACTTCTTCTATTACATCCTCTGCAAACTTCTCTCCACTAGGATACCACACTTTTCCCGATTCGAAAATAGGAGATACAATGTGCATCCTCGTAGTTTTATCCAAGT